CTTCTCAGGACTTAGAAAACCATTTGCAGTAATGTATGATGATGCTTTCCAAGTTAACGGAGAAGATATGCGAAAAGAGATAAGAGAGATTTTTGCTATCAAATCGAATCCAGCATATCAGCCAAACATGGCAGATTTACCTGATAAAGGTAGATATTTTGATGCAAAGGTTCTTTTGATAACAAGTAATCAGGCATACCCAAGCCCTAATGAGGTTATGGATGAGGCCGCCCTACAACGACGACGACAACGATTAGTATTTTGTAAGTCAAATGGTGGAAAACTAGATATTATTAATAAGACACACATGGATTTCCATATACTGGATCCTAAGAATTCAAATGATGTCCCATCATACAGCAACAAGGTAACTTGGGCTGCATTGATGCAAGACATTCTGAATGATTGGAAGCAGTATAAGGCAATACAGGAAATAATTCTAGGATACTACAATTCGATGGACGAGAAATACCTCCCATTGTGAAAGAACAAGGGAGGAAAACGATGAGACCGGATGAGTTAGAAGAGATAGCTAATATTTCATATATTAGACGAGTACAACAGATTAAGGGCAATGACGTTTATTTAGATACGGAGCGCCATAAATCTCCGGAAGCTAGTATGAAATTTAATAGATTTAAACAAATCTATTTTACTTCAGAAATGCGACTGAGAGTTTTGGCAGAGCAAGGATGTATTACCCGAATACGAGTCTTACCAGATTCAGCTTTAGGTAATCATGAAAATGTGACCCCACTATTTAGACAGATGAACCTTAAATGGAAACTCAATCTACCCGATGACGAGAGACCGTTTGTGACGAAACCATTGACTGTAGAAGAGATTTGCAGTAGAGAAGCGGAGATAGGATTTGAGGCTTTGAGTAAAGAGTTGGATAATATTGAAGCGATTAATAGGCGACCATTTGCTTTTGATATGGATGATTTGAGACCTTACCTTAGTAAGTGTTTCTTTTTAGAAATGAAAGAGTATGATGTGCAAATTAATTGCGATATACCAAGACACATGATAGAAATGTTAGTGTTTTGGTATAGGAAATATGATACACCGCAGAAAAGAGTTGAATTCCTAGAACCAGAAGAGGTTAAGGAACAAGGAAAGTGGTTTATTTCAAAAGACTACAGGGATTTATTGAAAAAGTACACTAAAGGAGAATTATCATTCTTAATTGATGAATATGATCCAGCAGTGAGCACTTTTAGATTAGATCACTTAGCTGATGGTCTTTGGGAAATAGCCAAAGATGTGAATGAAAATCTAACACCAGAGGAAATCAAGGATTTGGTAGAAAACTTGAAGAAAGGAAGTGTAACCTATTCGCGAACGCGTATGGCATACTGCCGAGTAATCGATGCTTTTCTAGCAACACAAAAAGGCTTGAGGACGATGTGGAGAGAATTTCAGGAAATGCATCCAATTGTCAAGATGATGGCATACTTTTCATTAGGTTTTGCTATCGGAGGAATATCACACATTATGACAGGGAAAACCCCGACAGATTGGATGGTCCATGGAATAAATAAGTTAGACACCAAATTCTTTCCAAAGAAGGAGGAGGCTGCTTACGCAACCCATAGATTACCAAGACATAAAGTGCACTCTGCCGTTAAGGTTAGGGGTGAAGATGCTCTGAGATTGGCACAGGATGTGTTAGATGAGAGAGACGTGAAAGACTTAGAGAAGATAGTCGATGTGTTGGATGTGAATAAGAAACCAATTGATTTTGCTCTACTGAATTCATTCAGCAAAGCTTTACCAACTGAAATCCGTCAGGAATTCATGGGAAGAATTGATGAAATGTATGAAGTGAACGAGCAAGGAACAAACGATCCGAATGCAATGGCTGTGCGTGATAATATGATCTTACGATCAATTTATCAAGCTAGAATTATGCGACCAGATGGTAGCACATGGTATACAAATTGCCTAGCTATTGGAGGACGCTGGATTTTAGCTCCGGCACACTTATTTAGAAGATTTGAAATGTTCCCAGGATCACATCTGAACCTTCGAAATTATGACACTAGTTATAATATTGAATGGGATCCGCGAAAACTGAGATTATCTAAGGACGAAGACTTTGGAATTTACGAGTGTTCACCAAGATTTCCACTTCATAAAGATTTGAGAAAGCACTTTGTTAACAACAAAGATCTCTTGCATTATACTAGAGGAACAGGACAATTGTTAACTTTGCATCATGATGATTTGTACCCCCTACCAAATCAGTGTAATATCATTGCTAATGATAAGACTGTGAGGTATGGTATATTTGATTATCACGCAAAGGCAGACAATTTGACCTACCAGGAAAGATATGCATGGAGACACGATGTGCAAACCAAAGATGGAGATTGTGGAAGTCCGCTACTAGCATTCAATAAACACCTAGCTGGAAAGCTGATTGGAATTCATGTAGCAGGAAGAGAAAATGACAACACTGGATGGGCTGTGGTTTTAACCGAAGAGAAAATTCGAAGAATTTTACCCGAGGATCTGTTCAAGGTACGTGACATAGCTGAGTATGTAGATGAACAAGGAGCACCAAG